TGAAATAGAAAAGTAGTATGGGGTTGACCACCAGCTTGCAAGCATTGTGCTACTTTTTGAATCACTGTTTGAAGGTTCAACTCCTTCTCCTACAGCTAAACTAAAAACTATGAAACCAAAATTTAAACTAATCTGCAATGCAGGTACGTATGAAGCTGACACATTTTATGCTTTAGTTATTGAAGTGTTAAAGCATAGATTTTGGCATTTAAGGACACATGGTAAATGGATGGACTAAAACTTTAAAATATAACTTATGAAAACAGAAGTGTACACAGATCTAGAAATTAAAGAGTTTGCTGCTATTGGTGAAAACCTAATACCAGAATCAAGTTATATGGCTGATTGGGTATTTCATTACAATCCATATAATCAATTATGGAATGCTATTCCAAGAAATGTTTATAATGAATATTGGAGTAATAGTCAACATCATGCTGTATTAAAAAGTAAACATTTAAACACACTATTAGACATGCTTCACCGTACAAAAGGTGATGTAGGAATGATAGAAGATCTTACACGTGGAGAAATTAGATAATATATATTTAGAAATACCAACCTATAAAGATGGGTCTTGGACTACCACCGTGTTTTATTCACGTGAGGAATTCCGAGACTTTCTTATTCCTTTATTTAAGGAACCTGGTCAATATCAGTTTGATGAGGTGAGTACAATATTTAATGCTGAAGGACGTAAGTTTCAAAAGCAAGGATACTATTGTGCAGCCCCTGTAAAGACTAAAGACTTTATTAAATACTGGGATGATCAGAAGAACAAATGTCGTAAGGGTATTATAGTACATAGTGGAGATATCACTTGGTTTATTTCTAGAGACTATTACATGTGGTTGAACTTCCTACCTATTTATGATAAGGAAGAAAAACGTTTTGACTTTGCAAAGGTGAGAGATGCTCAGTATCATATGGCTCTATATGAACATCTAGCTGAATTACATTGGAAGCATGCTATCATTTTAAAGAAACGTCAGATAGCCTCTTCTTATTTTCATATGGCTAAGCTTATTAACCAATGGGTATTTGAATCAGGAGCTGTATTAAAAATAGGTGCTAGTCTTAAAGATTATATTAATGAGAAAGGATCTTGGAAGTTTTTAGAAGAATATAAAAACTTTATTAATCAGCACACTGCTTGGTATAGACCGGCTGAACCAGATAAGGTGGGAGCATGGAACCAACAAATTAAGGTGAGAGTTGCAGGTAGAGATACCTATAGAGGATTAAAATCTAGTATTAACTCATACTCATTTGAAAAGAATCCAACTAATGGTGTCGGTGGTCCCGTAACTTATTTCTTTCATGAGGAGGCCGGTATTGCTCCAAGCATGAATGACACTTATGGATATATGAAGCCAGCACTTAAGTCTGGTCATATGATTACAGGTCAGTTTATAGCTGCTGGATCAGTGGGTGATCTTGATCAATGTGAACCATTAAAACTTTATATAGACAAACCAGAAGAGAATGGATTCTATGGTGTAAAGTCTAATCTTATAGATAAGGCAGGAACAATTGGAATAACAGGATTATTTATTCCTGAGCAGTGGTCAATGCCTCCTTATATAGATCAATATGGTAACTCTCTTGTAGAAGAAGCTTTAGCTGCTCTAGAAGAAGAGTTTGTAAAACTTAAGAAAGATCTTGAACCGGCAGCCTATCAGTTAGAAGTTTCTCAGCACCCTAGAACTATTGAAGAAGCATTTGCTACAAGAAAGCTTTCTATATTTGCTCCACATTTGATTGCTAAACAGATGCAACGTATTCAGGATAAACAATATCCTACAGAATATCTTGACTTATCTCGTAATGCTGAAGGAAAGATTATAGATAAACCATCTAGAAAGATTCCTATTACAGAATGGCCTATGTCTAAGAAGACAGAAGATAAAGAAGGTGTGATATGTATTTATGAAAGACCTCACAAAGATCCAAGCTTTGGTATGTATTATGGATCAGTAGATCCCGTGGGTGAGGGTAAGACAACTACATCAGACTCACTATGTGCTATTTACATATATAAGAATCCTATAGAAGTGATTAAGGATGATGGGAATGGTAAGGTGAGTAACACAATAGAGAGAGATAAGATAGTGGCATCATGGTGTGGACGTTTTGATGATATTAATAAAACCCATGAACGTCTAGAACTACTCATAGAATGGTATAATGCCTGGACAGTTGTGGAGAATAACGTAGCTTTGTTCATACAATACATGATTAGTAAGAAGAAACAGAAATACCTAGTTCCTAAAGACATGATCTTATTCTTAAAAGACATCGGGGCTAATAGAAACGTATTCCAAGAATATGGATGGAAGAACGTAGGTACATTATTCAAAGGCACCGTACTTTCTTACGCTATTGAATTCCTAAAAGAAGAGCTTGATCAAGAAACTACAGCTGATGGAACCATTGTAAAGACTATCTATGGAGTGGAAAGAATACCCGATCCAATGCTTCTAAAAGAGATGCAAGCTTACCAAGATGGTGTCAACGTGGATAGACTTGTAGCTTTTTCAGCTTTAATAGCCTTTGCAAAGGTGCAACAATCCAACAGAGGACTAGCTAAACGTGTAGAAGTTACAAATGTAAATTTGGTTAACTCCCAAAAATTTAGTAAATTAAATTACAGCCCCTTTAGACATATGGGCAGTTCTAAAAGAGGATCTGGAAGTAATCAATCCCCTAGAAATCCTTTTAAAAATATAAGATAATATGAATTTATTTTCTAATTCTATAAACACCTACTATAGTACTACTACTGGTGGTGTTGTTTATTATACCTACATAACTAATTAAGAATCATGCAGATATATAACGCAATGGATCTCAAAGCTGGTAAAAAAGCTGACTATAACAAGATGGGGACGCTCACCCAGCCTATTCAATTCATATCTGAAAAAGAGAAGAATGAGGAATGGAGAGCTTGGAACCTAGATTGGTTAGAGTTTCAAGGTATGAAGCAGCTTAGACGTAATGCTCGTAGACTTATGAAGAACTACAAGCTGGCTAAGGGTATTATTGACAAGGCTGACTACATTGTAGAAGAAGATAACGAGATGGCAGATTTGATTGAGACTCTTACAAAAGAGGATGAATCAGCTTTAGAACTTAAGTTTTACCCTATTATTCCAAACGTTATCAACGTATTATGTAATGAATTCTCTAAGAGAAGTTCAAGAATAATGTTTAAAGCTGTAGATGACATTTCTTATAATGAGATGTTAGAAGAGAAAAGACAGATGGTTGAGGATGTCTTATTAACTAATTTGGAGTCTAAGATGATGATTGAGATGCTTAATCAAGGCATTGAATTAGATTCTGAAGAAATGCAAAAGGCATTAGAACCAGATAATTTAAAGTCTTTGCCAGAGATTGAAGGATTCTTTAGAAAGGATTACCGTTCAATGATTGAGCAATGGGCTTCTCATCAGATGCAAGTAGATGAAGAAAGATTTAAAATGCAAGAATTAGAAGAACGTGCTTTTAGAGACATGCTTATTACGGATAGAGAGTTCTGGCATTTTAAGATGAATGAAGATGACTATGAATTAGAATTATGGAACCCTCTTTTAACTTTCTATCATAAGAGTCCAGACGTTAGATATATATCTCAGGGTAACTGGGTGGGTAAAATGGATATGATGTCTATATCAGATGTTATAGACAAGTATGGCTGGATGATGAATGAAGAGCAATTAGAGGGCCTAGAAGCCGTTTATCCTGTAAGATCAGCAGGTTATGCCATTCAGGGTATGCAGAACGATGGTAGCTACTATGATCCTACAAGATCACATGATTGGAATACACAGATGCCAAGTCTTGGATATAGACAATATATGTCTGTTTATGATACTAAGTTTGGAACAGGTGATATAGTAGAATGGATCTTATCAGATTCAGAAGACACTATAGACTTTGGTAAATCTCACTTACTACGTGTATCTACAATTTATTGGAAGAGTCAACGTAAAGTGGGTCACTTAACTAAGATTACAGAAGAAGGAGAAATTATACAAGATATTATATCTGAAGAATACAAGGTTACAGACAAGCCTCAGTATAATACTACTTTATATAAACAAAAGACTAAGGATAACTTAGTTTACGGAGAACATATTGATTGGATATGGATTAATGAAACATGGGGTGGTATAAAGATTGGACCTAACCGTCCTGCTTTCTGGGGTATGAATAACCCTGGAGGTATTAACCCAGTTTACTTAGGTCTTAATGGTGGTAAACCAGGTAAGATTCCATTCCAATTTAAAGGAGATAGTACATTATATGGTTGTAAGCTTCCAGTGGAAGGTTCTGTGTTCGGTGATCGTAATACCCGCAGTATTTCACTAGTAGATCTTATGAAGCCCTATCAGATAGGTTACAATATTGTAAATAACCAAATAGCTGACATCTTAGTTGATGAGCTAGGCACGGTTATCATGTTAGACCAGAACTCTTTGCCACGTCACTCCATGGGAGAAGACTGGGGTAAAAATAATCTGGCTAAAGCCTATGTGGCTATGAAGAACTTCCAAATGTTACCATTGGATACTTCTATTACAAACACTGAGAATGCTTTAAACTTCCAACACTACCAAGTGTTAAACTTAGAGCAAACTCAAAGATTGTTATCTCGTATACAATTAGCTGGCTATTTTAAGAATCAAGCTTTTGAAACTATTGGTCTTACGCCTGAGCGTATGGGATCTCAGATTGCTCAACAGCAAACTGCTACAGGAATAGAACAAGCTATGAATGCTTCTTATGCACAGACAGAGCAGTATTTTATACAACACTCTGATAACTTGATGCCAAGAGTTCACCAAATGAGAACTGACTTAGCTCAATATTATCATTCTAAGAAACCTAGTGTACGCTTACAATATATTACAGGAGCTGATGAAAAGGTTAACTTCCAGTTAAATGGTACTGATCTTTTACTAAGAGATATTAATATCTTCTGTACAACTAAGACTAATTCTAGAGCTGTAATGGAGCAATTAAAGTCTTTAGCTCTTAATAACAACACTACTGGTGCCTCTATATATGATCTTGGAAATGTAATTAAGTCTGAGTCTATAGCTGAATTAACAAGTGTTCTTAAGAATGCTGAAGAGAAAGCTAATGCTCAGAAATCTCAAGAGCAGCAGTCTCAACAAGAAATGCAGCAGCAAATGATTGAAGCTCAAGATCGTCAGAAACAAGCTGAAATGGAATTTAAAGCTGAACAAGCTGATTTAGATAGACAAGCTAATATTACTATTGCTGAAATTAAAGGAGCAGGATATGGTGCTCAAGCAGATATTAATCAAAATCAGAAGTCAGATTACCAAGATGCATTAGAAGGAATTAGAAGTGAGCAGAGATATCAAGATCAAATGAACTTAAAAAGAGAGACTGAGCTTACTAAAAAGGATTTTAATTCTCAAAAATTGAATTTAGATCGTGAGAAGTTACTTACTCAAAAGCAGATTGCTGACAAACAATTAGAGATTGCTAGAGAAAATAAGAACAAATATGATGTTGGAGCTAAAAAGAAGAAATAATTATAGCTCTATTATCCATACCTTAGATACTTTATTTTAAAAAATTGTAAATTTTTAAGATTTAAGTTGTATATTTTTAATGTAGAGATACACAATAAAAACCAAATAAAATGATTGATAATCAGAACAATGTACAGACATCTGTACAACAAGTAGACCTTGACATTGATAGCTGGTTAGGAGCTCCAGGAGCAGACAGTATAGTTACCCCTATAACGGGAAACCCCACTGGTGAAACCACAGAGCTTAAACCTAATATCTTTAGTAAAGAAAAACAGGACCTTAGTTTCTTAGATAAAGAAGATGATGAAGATGATTCTTCTAAAGATGATGAGAAAGATAAGGCTCCAAAAGTAATTAGTAAGGAAGAGACAAACCACCTTATAGACAATCTTGATTCTGAAGAGGATGAAGAGACTAAAGGAAAGGCTGGCCGACCTAAAACAGATAAGTCTGGATTAGTAGGATTCCTTAAAAAACGTATAGAGTCAAAGGAGATGTTTGCCTTTGATGACTATGATGAAACTAAACAAGATCTTGAAGAGTACTTAGGTACACTTGGAGAGAAAGATATAGAAGAGTTGTGGCAAGCTAACGTAGACAATATGAAGTCTGAGGTGGCGGCTAAAACTCCAAAAGAGTTTTTTGAATCTTTGCCAGAAGAACTTCAGTATGCTGCTAAATATGCTTTAGATGGTGGAACAGACATGAAAGGTCTTTTCCAAGCATTAGCTCAAGTGGAACAAGTTCGTGAATTAGATCCTAAAAAAGATAATGATCAAGAAGCAATTGTAAGATCTTACTTAAGTGCAACTGGTTTTGGTAACCAGGAAGAAATTGAGGAAGAAGTAGCAACGTGGAAAGATTTAGGTGTTTTAGAAAAAAAAGCTAAACAGTTCAAACCTAAGTTAGATCAAATGCAAGAAGAGATTGTTCAATCTCAGATTGCTGAACAAGAGAACAGAAAGAAACAACAAGAACATGCAGCTGATGCTTACATGCAGAATGTGTTTGAAGCTTTAAGACCGGCAGAAATTAATGGTCTTAAGTTAGATAAGAAAACACAAGCTCAGTTATATAGTGGTCTTGTACAACCTCAATATCCTTCTATTAGTGGAAGACCTACTAATCAGTTAGGACATTTGTTAGAGAAGTATCAGTTTGTAGAACCAAACTATCCTTTAATAGCTGAGGCTCTTTGGTTGCTTTCTGATCCTGAAACCTACAGAGCTAATCTTGCTAAGCAAGGTAAGAATGCTGCAGTGGAACAAACAGTACGTCAACTTAAAACAGAACAATCTAGTAAGAGAACTTCATCTACTTTCCAAGAAGAGGAAGAAACTAAGTCTAGAAAATTAAGTAGACCTGCTAACATCTTTAAAAGATAATAATAATATTCTTATAATTTCTAACCCTTAAATTAAAAGCCTTATGGCAACTCCAGTTTTGAACAATGGTATATTTCTACGTGATACTACCTACACAACAAGTTCACACGTAGATTCGTATCACCTTTCAAACTTACTGAAGTCAGCTGAACCTACAGACTTAGGTCCTGTGGATTTGTGGGCTATGGCACAAAAAGTAGAAATGCCTTTGTACCAGATGTCTAGCTTCGGTGGTAAGAACGTTATCTCTGTAGATAACGCTCGTGGTGAGTACAAATGGCAGATTCCAGTAACGCAGGATCTACCTTACATTACAGAAGATATTGAATCAGCTAATGCCACTAAAGGTATTGATGGTCAAGCTTTTAAAATTAAATTGAATAAGCGTTCTTTTGGTCATGGTGATATCATCACTTATGACAAGTACAATGGTGTGGAAATGTACATCACTGCTGACGATATCATCCCAGCTGGTGACGGTTTCATCTACACAGTACAATTGGTAAACAATGACAACGCTAAATACTTGGATAACAAGTACTTAAAGGTTGGTACTAAAGTTTTCCGTAAAGGTTCTGCACGTGGTGAGTACGGTGAAAGATTCTCTGACATCGGTAACATCAATGCAGGTTTCCGTGAATTCTACAACTACGTTGGTGGTGCTGAAGCTCACGTTCACTATTCTGTAAGCTCTAGAGCTGACTTAATGATGAAAGGTGGTATGAAAGCTGATGGTACAGTTCCTGTAATTGAGATGTGGAGAAACTTTGATAAGAGTGTTGATCCTTCTGTTACAAACTTAGAGGACATGGCTAACAAAATGGGAAAAGATTATGTAAAGAAAGCTTACCAATCTGGTCAGTTAACTCGTACATTCTTAACTACAATGGAAGCAGCTCATTTGAGTAAGATTGCTAATGACATTGAGACTTACCTTATGTGGGGTCAAGGTGGTAAAGTTAAGCAAGATGGTCCAGATGATATCAGATTGTCAGTAGGTCTTTGGAAGCAGTTAGATAACTCTTACAAGCGTATTTACAACAAGGGTAGCTTTAACTTAGATTTGTTCAAATCTGAAATTTTCAACTTCTTTAATGGTAAGGTTGAGTTTCAAGGTCCAGATCCTAAGCGTCAATTGGTTGTTCAAACAGGTCTTGGTGGTATGAAGTTGGTTAACGAAGCTATTAAGCGTGAAGCTATCAATAGTGGTTTAGTAATCAACGCTTCTGAAGTTGGTGCTATCACTGGCAAAGGAATGGACTTAAACTTTGGTTTTGCTTACACTCAATACGTTATTCCTTTCTTGGCTAACGTTAAGTTTGTATTGAACCCAGCGTTTGATAACATCCACACTAATGACATTGAGAATCCAATCATTGATGGTTTCCCATTAAGTTCATATAATTTCATTATCTTTGATATCACAGAAAATACTAACGACAATATTTACTTATTGAAGTTAAGCTGGGATAATCAATTGAAATGGTTCTATCAAAACGGTACAATGGATTACATGGGTCGTACACAAGGTTTCCAGTCTTCTGCAAACTTCAACGGTTACCGTGTATTCATGACACAAACAATGCCTGCTATTTGGGTTAAAGATCCAACTAAGGTGTTAAAGATCGTTATGAGAAATCCAGTTACTGGCGGATCATTCTAAATAATATTTACAATCCTGGGAGGTAAAATCTCCCAGGCTCTTGTATCTACACCCCCCTATAGATACTATCTATAGATGATGCTTCTGGCATCAAGTCTAACCTGTTGTACGCAACTAGCTGATCACTAGAAGGCTTGCAACCTTCAACAGGTTCTAACATTAGGTCTTCGGACCATGTATAAAAACCAAAAAACCAAATATGAGTACTGTAACAATGGTGGAAAAGTATCCACAAAACAAAAGATCTACTATAGCTATTAGACCTTATTTTGATTCCAATGTTGATAACATGGGACTTCAAAAGTACGGATTAAGTCTTTTTGACGGAGCGTTCCACGAGGAACAAGTTGCTTGTTTAGAGATCAATGGTATTAAAAGATACCTTACAGGTCTTAATGAGTATGCTCCTGAGATTAAAGATTTACCAATGGAAGATCAAGAAGCTAGGATTAAACAGATCCGTGCAGTGATAGCTCAACTTGAAAAAGAATTAGCTTCAAACGTAGTAGATCCTAAAGATGATCAGTTCTGGAATAAGTTAAAATTACTTAAACCAGATAATAGTGATTTCTGGGATAAGATTAAGATAAGATGTGGTAATGAACCTGTGTATTTAGAGCCTGATAAAGATCCTTATGATTTAATTAAGCTTTACGCTATAGAATCAGGAGGGTTTTCAATAGTAGCTAAGTCTTTAGATGAAGCTCGTAGAATGCCAGTTCCTCCTAAGTTCTATTTAGATAGATTAGAAGAAACTGCTACACTTAACACTGAGGTTAAGAAGTTGAGAAACAAGGCTTTATCAGAACTTCAGAAGTTATTTGACAAGAATACTAATAAGTTATTCTACATTGCTAAAGTGTTAGATGCTAATAGTGCTCAGTATAAGAAGTCAACTCCTAATGATATTGTTTATGACAACATGGACAAGTATATTAATGGAGACTTAGTAGACAAGAATAAGAAAAAGACCGCTGAGAGATTCTTAGAGATAAGCAATCTTGATATGGAAACTTTAAAAATAAGAGCTATTGTAAAAGATAGTGGTTATTATAAGTTCATTGCTACAAAAGCTGACGGATTTATTTACCACATGGAAACAACAACAATGATGGGTAGAACCCCTTCAGATGTGGTAGAATATTTAAAGAATCCTTTGAATGAAGAAATCTTGGTAAGTATTACTAAGAAAGTAGAAGGATACTGGAATCAGTAAAAAATAGTACCTGGGTTGCTTATCGTAAGATCAGCTCCCAGGTCTCTTTATAAAATATGAACAATAGTACATTACAAATAAAGTTTAAGCAGCGTTTGAATAAGTTAGATTCTATGGACTATGATAACATAGAATGCTGGCAGATATCAGAAGCTTTTAATAAAGCTCAGATAGAATGGGCCCGTAGACAGTTACATGGTAACAACGGGTCAAGGATGCAGCCTGAACAAAGTATTACTACTATTGATGATTTACAAGTTTTATTAGTTCAGAGAGACTTAAAGCTTAAGAATTTAGACTTGTTCTTTGAATCTTTAAAAATACCAGATGACTACTTACACTTTGTAAGAGTTGGTGGATATGCTAGTTCAGATTGTTGTCCTAGACGTCCATTATCTATTTACCAAGCTGAAGAAGCCAACGCTGATATTATGTTATCAGATACTCATAAGTCACCTTCTTTTGAATGGGCTGAGACTTTTTGTACAATAATGGGAGATAAGATCAGAATTTACAGTGATAATAAATTTGCTGTAGAAGATGCCACTCTCACATATTATAGAAAACCAAGAGCTGTTCAAATACTAAACTGTATAGATCCAGCTAATGGACTAGCCTTTAAAGCTAACCAAACTTGTGAATTAAAAGATGATATCGTAGAAATTATTATAGATGACGCTGTATCAATATTAGCTGGAGACATGGATAGCACTATGCAGTATCAGAGAAACTTACAAAACGCAACTAGAAATAGCTAATGATGCAGAAATTACAAAGACCTGGTCCAATGGGACCTTGTACGGAAACAGCTGCAATGATTGCTCATTCTCAGGCTCTTACAACGAGTGTGCATCAGTTACATCTAAAGATTACAGGACCTGGATCTTTCTCGGCACATAAGGCTCTAAATGAGTTTTACGATGGTATGCCAGGTTTAGTAGATGCAGTGGCTGAACAATACCAAGGAGCTCGTGAGAAGCTTCTAGATTTTCCGGCAGTGAGTCCATATAAATGTGGATCTGTACAGGAAGCAATATCTCACATGAAAGAATTATATACAGAAGTTGTTGAGTTACAGAAGATTATGCCTTTTTCAGAAGTTGTAAACCAACTAGATGAGGTGAAGAGTTTGATCTCTGCAACCAAGTATAAGTTAATGTTCTTAAGTTAAAATTTATTTTTTTTATTTATAAACCCCAAAAATTGAAAGCCCTATGTATTTTCCTAATGCATTCCGAAAGTCCTTCTTGCCTGCAAGTACGACTTTAGCAAGTTCAGGATCTACAGCTGCTTTAACTGCTGGTCAAATTGGTTTCTTTGATGCCAAAACATTTGCCGCAGTAACTGCTCAAGCTGCTCCTTTTATCCTTGCACAAGGTTCTTACTTTACCAATGACAAAATTGGCCCCGTACACGGTGGTTACAAAGAGTCTGTAAAAAGTAAACAAATTAACCCTAAGTATATCAGCCGTTTGATTAAATCATCTGCAAAGGTGGCTAAGAATCAAATCGTTAAAGTTGATGCTACTGGGGCTGTAGTAAACAGTGATACAACTTTACGTCTTCGTTTAGATGTAAAAGGATCTCCTGCTTTACGTTTTTTAAACCACCAATTGTACAAGACATTGGATGCTTACACTGGTTGTGATACCGTTGCTGGTACTGCAAACACTGTAGACGCTGCTGTTGTATTATTGAAGTGGAAAGACCAAGTTAATGACGCTCCATTGTTGAAAGACTTTGTTGCTGCAAAAGTTTGGAAGAAAGCAGCTGCAACAACTGCAGGTGCTGCTTTATCTGCTTCTACTGCATTAACAGTTGCTTCTGGAACTGGTATTGTTGTAGGTCAAAAAGTAGTTGCTACTGGTATTGTAGGTGTAGTTAAAGTTTCTGCTGTATCTGGTACTTCAGTTACATTAGACGTTGCTTCTACAATTGCAAACGGTGCTGCTATTAAGTTCTACACTGAGATTGCTACCTCTACTTACACTGCTGAGACAGTTGCAAATAACATTGCTGCAGTTGACGCTCATTTAGAGATCACTGGTTCTTATGTAGATACTGCTTTTGGTAATGCTACTTTCACTCCAACTGACTTCTATGAAAAAGAGCCTGTATTTATTTACGCTTCTTTTGTAGATGAGTCTGGTGATGCATGTGCTGTAAACGGTTTTGCTTATAGTGAAATCCAAGCTCCACAACAAGTGTCTGGTTTAGGTGAAACAGTATTACGTGAATTGATCTTAGATGGTCGTTACTTACAAAATGCTTACCCTGATAGTGGTCGTGTAGACAGCTTACGTATGAGAGAAATTGAAGCAGATCCTGCTTTAGCTACAATCACTCGTTCTTCTTTATATGATAGAGTGTTAATCTTGCACAATGTGCCTAGATTTAACAACCCTAGTTCTACTTTTGACAATGATCAGTATTTGATCGTGGTTCACGTACCAACTGGTACTTCTACCACTTCAATTACCAATTTCATTGTTAGTAGTTGTTCAGCTGCAGGTAATGCAGTTTCTTTAGAGACTATCTAGTAGAAATATCCTAAAACTTGAAGGGAGGGTACTTAGGTACTCCTCCCTTTTTGTTTTTGGAAAAGTCCGTAAATTATGTTATATTATTTATGAGGACTACTCTTTTTCAATTAATGCAAATTTATAAAGTTTATACATATGGCTATTAAACACCAGTTAAGTTTAGAACTGCCAGAATCTAACAATATCAAGGTTTTCCGTCTATTTGATACCAGCATTTATGCTGAGGGTATGACTATTGACTGTGGCACGCTACGTATAACCTCACCTGGCTTTAACTTGCCAGTGTCTATAGAAACCCTTCCTAACTTTAATTTAGTGCTTTCTGCATGTAGTTTAGGCTTACAAAGAACCTCTTGTGGAGAAAACTTTCAGAATATTCCAGATGGTATTTATGTGATTAACTATTCAGTATCACCTCACTCTTCTGTGTTTGTTGAGTATAACCACTTAAGGACTACTCAAACTATGAATCAGTATTATAATATTTTAGCTTCTTTAGAATTAGCTGCTTGTGATCCAGAACCTGAGATCAAAGAAAAGCTAGCTGAACTAAGGATGATAAAAAGCTTCATTGAAGCCGCTAAAGGTAAAGTGGAATATGCTCATGAGCCTGAAGCTGGTATGGAGTTATTTAGCTATGCTAAAAAAAGATTAAGTAAATTAGTGAGTACAATGGCTTGCTATACTTAACTTTGTAATTATAAAAACCAACATATATGAGAACATGTACTAATTGTGGCTCTCAAATTACCTGCGGATGTCAAGACAGGATAGCCACTGATGGAAAGAAAGTTTGCGGAACTTGTATTATATCTTATGAGCAAGATTTGACAGCTCTTAGGACTTTAAACATTCAACAGAATGGAGAGATACAAGCCAATTTAACAATGGATGAAAAATTTAACTCTTAAGTAAAAAAGATAGATGAAGAACTTCTTATTTCATAAAGCAAAACATACCATGAACTATGCTGATTCTGTTTACAGAAAGTTCAGAGAAATTAGATATGGTATTACTTCTTGCAGAGCAGAGCTAGAATCTGACTTAACTTTTATGAGAAAGGAGTTAACAGATTGGCAAGCTTTTGATGATGCAGGAGCTTTAACAACTTCTAATTTACAACATCAAACTTGGTTACCTGTAGAGTATGATCACAATCTATACTTACATGGTGGGCATGGATACTATATGACTAATGAAAACATTGGTCCACAAAGATTAGCTATTAACTATCAAGTTAGTGGTGCTCCTGATACTAGTGTTATACAAGTAAATGCTCATGGAGCTATTACAAGAATTAATCTTAGTCCAGCTATCACTGTAAATAATAACATGTCTTATGTCTATACACAAACTGCTCCTGCATTAGTATGGATGGTTGAACACAGAATGGGTTTCAAGCCAAGTGTATTTACAGAAGATGCTTCAGGAGTTGACATACAAGGTGTTGTTGAATATGTTGATCTTAATAATTTAAAAATTACGTTTAATCAACCTGTTGCAGGTAAAGCATATTTATCATAATGGCAGTACAGAAAATATATGTTGACTATGATTTTAATAAGAATCAGATTCTTAATGCTAAACTCCATCCTGTATCTACAGTAGAGCGTACAGCATTAGCTTCAACATTAAATAGTACCGATAAAGGATTAATAGTATATGATAAAGACGTTACTATTTTCTATGTATGGGATGGTAACGCTTTTAAACCTATTGGTTTAACAGATGCTCAATATGCATCAATAGCAGAATCATATAATAGATCAGTTCTTGATATAGATATTACTAGTACAACTACTAATAGAAATATAAAACTAACTTATAGAGACAACACATTTATATCAGATAATTTTAATTATGCTTATATCCATGATCAATCTACACCAGCTTCTTCTTGGAGTATAACTCATAACCTGAATAAATATCCCTCTGTAACAATTGTTGATACTGCCAGCTCTGAAATAATAGGAGAGGTAGTATATAACAGTACAAATTCATTAACCTTAAACTTTTCAGCTTCGTTTAGCGGCAAAGCCTTCTTAAATTAATTAAAATAAAATCTCATGTCTAAAAAAGTTCTTACCAGTCTGGACTTTAGTAAAAACCAGATACTAAACGTAGCCTTACAAAATTTGGCTACGGCCCCGTCCTCACCAGTTGTAGGACAAATTTATTATAACACAGCTGATGCCAGAGTTTACTTCTGGGATAGTTCAGCGTGGATTGACATGTCAGGAGACATTCAAGATGTACTTGGTGGAGCAGGTCTTACTGCATCAACATCAGGTAACGGTGATGTAATCACTCTTGATGTAAACGTTGATAATGCTAGTATTGAAATTAGTTCTGATACCCTACGTATTAAAGACTTAGGAGTAACCACTGCTAAATTAAATGACTCTGCTGTAACCACTGTAAAGATCAATGCTAATGCAGTGACCTTTGCTAAGTTACAACAATTAGCTACAATGACTGTTATTGGTAATGTAACCGGAGGTACTGCTAACGCAGCTGAGGTGAGTGTTATCACTGATGGTACATTAGCAACAGCTTCTAATGCTAACATTCCTACATCTACAGCAGTTAAAACTTATGTTGATGCTCAAATAGGTGCTTTAGGTAACTTAGAAGGATCTTGGGATGCTTCTGCTGGTAGTTTTCCTGTAGGTGCAGCTCCAGTGGTTGGAACTAAAAAAGGAGATTACTGGTACGTATCAGTTGCTGGTACAGTAGATGGTGTTCCTTTTAACATAGGTGATATGTTGATTGCAACAGTTAACTCTGCTTCAACATCAACTTATGCTGCTAACTGGACTTCTTTAGAGGTTAACCGTGATCAAGCTACTACAACTGTTTTAGGTCTTGTATACTTAGCTACATCTGCTGAGGTGCAAACAGGAACTGATGCTGTAAAAGCAGTCACTCCTGCTACATTATCTGCACGTACTGCTACTGAAACAAGAACGGGTATTGCAGAAATTGCTACTCAGACTGAGACTAACACAGGTACAGATGACATTACAATTGTCACTCCATTAAAGTTAAAGACAAACTTAACTACTTACAAGTATGCAACTAACGTTGTAGTTGCAGCAGCTGGAGCTCAAACAGTAACACATAACTTAGGCACTAAAGATGTATTTGTTCAAGTGACAGATTCATCTGATAATGAAGTGTTAGTAGACGTTGTTAAGACATCTACTTCTGTTGTTACATTAACATTTGCTGGTACACCTGTAGCTGATACTTATAGAGTAGTAGTTAGCTCACTATAATAAATAAACTGAATGAAGTTTCTATCTGACATACTGGCTAAGGCCGGTCTGACAGTAGATGGTGTAGTTACTCTTAACAATACTGCTACCGGTCAGACTCCTGCAACCAATGATAATTCTACAAAGTTAGCAACCACTGCATTCATTAAGAATCAGTCTTATCTTTCTGCTAATCAAACTATAACCATATCTGGTGACGCTACCGGGTCAGGTACTACATCTATTGTATTAACCTTAGCTAATTCTGGTGTCACTGCTGGTGTGTATGGTAATGCGTCTAATATTCCTACTATTACTGTTGATGCAAAAGGTAGAATTACATCTATCTCTACAAATGCAGTAAGTATTATTACAACCCTTGCTGGTCTTTCTGATGTAACTCTTACATCTCCATCTGCTAATCAAGTACTTCAGTATAATGGAACCCAATGGGTGAATGGTGCAGCTCCTGTTACTTACACGTTACCTATTGCTACATCTAGTATCTTAGGAGGTATTAAAGTGGGATCTGGTTTATCTATTGACGCTGCTACAGGAATTTTAAGTGCATCTGGGGCTAGTGGATCAGCATCTATTAAATCTACACAAACATTTACAGCAACTGCTGGTCAAACTGTTTTTACAATAAGCGGGGGGTATGCTGTAGGACTTATTGATGTATTTTTAAATGGCGTATACTTATCTCCTAATCAAACTACGGCTACTAATGGTACTACTGTTACATTAGCAGAAGCTGCTATAGTTAATGATATCATAGATGTAATTATAGCTAGTCCTGTTTATCAAGGAGCCACAACTACTACTGATCAATTATCTGAAGGAAGTACAAATTTATATTTTACTAATGCTCGTGTATTATCAGCTCTTTCAGGAAGAACACTTACTATAAATGGTACAGCATATAACTTAAGTGCAGATAGAACTTGGAGTGTTGGTACGGTTACATCAGTAGCAGCATTAACTATTGGTACAAGTGGTACTGATATAACAAGTAGTGTTGCAACAGGAACTACAACTCCTGTTATCACTTTAAATATTCCTGATGCTTCTGCGTCAGCACGTGGTGTTGTTACAACTTCTGCTCAAACTTTTGCTGGTGCAAAAGCTTTTGCTAGTACTGTTGCAATAAATAATACTAGTCCTTATGATACTGCACAATTTTCATTAGATATTAACGGTGGATTAGTAGTAAAGAATATTAATAAAACTGCACAGATTGTTTTAATAAATGCTAACCCTGCTTCTGGTGGTAATAACGCATTTGTTGTTCATACAGTTGGTGGTACATTAGGTTCTTCTTATGCAGATATTCAAGGATACTATGGTACTTCTATAACAGGTAGTACTGTTATTAGATTAAACCCATTAGGTGGTAATGTACTTATTGGTAGTTTAATTGGTACAGGAACTAGAATGGTAGTAGCTAGTTCTACAGGAGTTTTGTCAACACAATCAATAGTTACATTAGGTGACCTTAGTGGTGTATCTACTGCTAGAACTATTACCATTAATGGAACTACTCAAGACCTATCTGCTGATAGAACATTTACTATTAACTCTATGGTATATCCTGGAGCCGGTATTGCTGTATCAACAGGAACTGCTTGGGGTACATCTTTAACTGATAACTCAGCTAATTGGAACACAGCTTTTGGCTGGGGTAACCACGCTGGTTTATATTCTTTATTAAATCACACTCATACCTTTGCTTCTCTAACTTCTAAGCCTACAACACTTGTAGGGTATGGTATTACAGATGCTGCAACATCTGCACAAGGAACTAGTGCTGACACTGCATACGGATGGGGGAACCATGCTATAGCGGGATACTTGACAGGAATAACTTCTGGTCAAGTCACAACTGCTTTAGGCTTTACACCTTACAACGCAACCAATCCATCTGGATATATTACTAGTGCTGCTTTATCTACTTATGCTACACAATCATACGTAGGAACACAGATAGCTAATTTAGTAGCTAGTTCTCCAGCAGCTTTGGATACATTAAACGAACTTGCTACTGCGTTAGGTAATGATGCTGCTTTCTCTACAACAGTATCTACAGCTCTTGGTAATAGATTAAGAGTGGATATAAACAATCAAGGACTAAGTGCAACACTACAAGGATATGGTAGAACTAATTTAGGATTAGGTACAGCTGCCACAGCTAATACAGGTGACTTTGTAGCTTATAGAACTTTTGGAACTGCAGCAAATTCTGCTACAGGAGACTTTGCAGCTGCATCACATACACATAGTATAGCTAATGTAACAGGATTACAAACAGCTTTAGATGGCAAGCAAGCGTCAGGTTCATATGCTGCTTCATCACATAGTCATATTATTTCTGATGTGACGGGTTTACAGACAGCTCTTGATGGTAAACAAGCTTCTCTTGGATTTACACCGTACAACTCTACTAATCCTTCAGGGTACATTAGTTCTTATACAGAAGTTGATACACTTGCTTCTGTTGTAGGTCGTGGGGCTACCACTTCAAGTTCTATAACAACAGCTGGTCTTATTATATCTACAGCTGATGTAGATGTTAGAGTAAATAGAGGCAGATTCCAAGTGTGGAATAATGCTGCAACAGGAAACCTTGGTTATAGAATAAGAACAGATGAAAATGGTGGATGGCGTTGGCAGTTTGTAGATGGACAAAATGTTGAATATTTTGGAGTAGCTTATTCTACTGGTGTTCTTACACTTAGACCATCTAGCGGTACTATAATAGAAAGAGGTGGGTTTAGTGATTTTATAGGATACAATGCATCTTATGGTTCATATATAGGTGGTGGTGTTAGTAATGCTAGCAGTTACTTATATGCTGGTGGATATTTTTATGATGGAGCTACTATAAGAACACTTATTCATTCTGGTAACATTGGTTCACAGTCAGTATTATATGCAACTACTGCTGGATCATTAACTAGTATGAATATATCTCAGTTTACTAATAATTCTGGATATGTTACAACAAGTGGTTTATCAACTGATGCTGATTCAGAACAAACAATAGGAGGTAAAGCATATCATTTTAATAGTGGTGCAGGAAGAATTAATTTAGACCCTCGTTGGAATGAAAGTGGATATGATGCTGGTTTAGGGTGTCTTCACTTATGGTCATGGACTGCTGCTGGTGTGGCTTATGGTAGAGCAGGTATTGCATTCTATAATGGTTCTGCATATCAATACTTAACAACAAAAGAAAGTACAACGGGGTTATTTGTTAATAATACACAAGTAGTCACTAATAGTGGTACATGGGGTATTAGTATTACAGGTAATGCTGCTACTTCTACAATTTTTAATAATGGTAGTTTATATATTTCAACAGTAAACGGGAATACGTTAAATTCAGGATTTGGTAATGCAGGAGACAGTAGTGATATTTGGATTAACTACAGAGGATATAACGATGCTCAGTCATATTTTAGAGACTTTAGAGTAGGTGATGGAAAAGGTGCTCAAGTTGCTTTAT